CCCCGCGGGACAGTTAAAGGTCCCGGCCGCCGCTTGTCAGAAGGTAACTAATCTTGACAGCAGCTAACCTACGCCTGCCCTCAGCGGTCGCTACCCGCTTACTAACAAGTGAAAGTCGCTTACTTAAAGACTTCGTCACATTCTCATGGCGTACTCGCAACAATTGGGAAGCAGCCCGAGTACCATGAACTCGCAGCACAGAATGTGCAAACGATTGACCATGTTCCTCGACCTGTCGCCGGAGAAGATTAATCTTGGCGCGTTGGCCGGCAGCACGCTGGTAAGCAACTTCAACCTCCTGTTTCCAGTTGTATTGAAGAGCTCCTGGCATGTAGTCGACCCACTTAGGATTATCACCGAGATCAGTCAAAACCTTCTTATACGAATACCATGTACCATCCTTGAAAGCCATGATACGAAGACGTTGCTTCTCAATGTGCGCGCTCTTAAGGGATCCAGCCTTACAAAGCCTATTGTGGACGTGCGGCACCCTCGTCTTCTCACGAAGAGAAGAACGAAAAGCGGACACAATAGAATTTGGTCGAGTGGCAACAGAGCGTGCTAAAACAACTTCCTCGTCTGCGCCCATCATTAACATCATGTTCCGCGACTGCATGGACAATACAGCCTCTTCTGCCAACTCAGCCGGAATTGACGAAGGATCACCGGCATCAGCCGGTTTACGGATCATTTTGTAACAATGGGGTGGCGGCTTGATAGACTCGAACCACGAAGACCACGCCGTAGGCTGCTTATTCCAGAGAAACATAAACTTCGGAAAGTCGTATTTCACCGCAATAGTAGTCCTAAGGCGAGACCAATCGTGATCAGTACAAGCAAGCACTCTGCCCCAGTGCCCACTTCCACTTTTGAGTCCACCTCCTCCAAGCTCCCTAGGGAGGTACATGGGTAACCTCAGACGTGAAGACCAAGTCTTGATACCGACCAAGCTGAATGCTGCTGCCCTGTAAACCGACTGTTTCCAGGACGGCGGCGCCTCTGACGCAGCGACATCGACCAGGGGACCGCACCGTTGCCAAACGGGCATCCCTTGAGCGAGATCGGGATCTGTGCCATCGACTGCGCGCCTGAAACCCAACCAAGCGAAGGAAGGAACGACACAAGGACCAACACCATAGACACCCGAAAATGTCCAGAGTGATTGGTGCTTGAAATGCTTGCCAGCCGAGAACTCACCTCCAAGTTCGAGCATGGTCGCCTCGAAAGTGGAGATCCACTCAAGACTCGCTGCTGCAAGTAGATCATCACCATTGATCAATACGTCGTCCAATTCGCCCGGGTGGATCCTATTAGCGCAATCCACGCAAAAGAGATTCAAGGAGTTGAGAATAAACCACGAGATAGGAGACCCCATCCAGATACCCCTCTTCGTCACATACGTACCATCCACGTCTGTGATTTGACCAGCGCCGACCAAAGCCCGCGCAATGGGGAGAAGGATATCCTTAAGAGGTGCCGGAGCAGACCCTAACAACATTTCACTAATAACCACCTTAGCGAACCAGAACGGTATGCGGTCCGTTGCCTCTTTGAGATCTGAGGAAAGGAGGTAATGACCAGGTCGCAATGACTTGACCAACTTCTCACATTCCTCTCGTCTGTCCAGAAACAACGCACGAGACACAGCCGGTATGACTCGGAGATAAGGGAATGTCAAACTGCGAACAAAGTGTGCCACAACCAAGGCATGCTCGCCTATCGGTGTAACCACTCGCACTTTTGGCCCCTTGTCAGGTACAACACAAACGCGACCCTTGAGTATATGAGTCTCACAAGACAATGCGGACATTGCGTTGTAAGCCATCTTATACCCTCGAGCTACGTAGACGAAGTCATCGTAATGGATCATATTATTGAACTCCGACGGCATCTCGGTAACACCA